AATCACCGTATTCAACGATTCCCTTTCCGTATTTCTGAGTAACCAATCTAATTGGTAATTCACCAGCAGCAGCAACAATTACTTTACCGTCTTGGTCTTTTAATTCTTGAGCACATGTAACTTTTAAAGAAGCTAAGAATGATTCTGTATCCATTTCGTTTCCGTCTGGTCCAGTTAATACACCTTTTGCTCTACTAGCACCAAATCCACCTACTTTAATAATAGCACTTCTAAGTGAACCATCAGTAGCAGTTGGAAGTGCAGAAAGTGTAGCTCCAGAAGTAAATTCTCCATCAGCACCTAAAATTTGGAATGATTTAGTAGGGTTACTAAAAATAGTTACCGTTCCTTTTGAATTATCAAATAATCCATCATTGTAGTATAAGTCATATAAAGACTTAGCTTTCATTTGTGTTATAGCACAACCGTTAGAAACATCTACACAATCAGGTAATTGAATACCATCCTTGCTTCCAAGTCCAGTGTGAGCAGAATACTGAGCACCATTAGCGTATGGGTCACCTGCATTACCTGCACCATCAACTCTATTAGAAGTTTGTGGTACGAAGTAGAACAATTTACCAATTGGCATGTTCATAGCTTGTACAGACACGATGTCGTTAGCTAATAATTTAGAGAATACCCGTCTTACGATTGGGAATACTACTGTTTCAAAAGAACCTGAAGACGTAGCATCAGTTGCTTCTGTTAATAAAGAAGACGCTTGGTTCTCAAATAATTGAGCAACGTTTTCTTTAACGTGACCTTTAAGTCCGTCTAGGAATCCTAAAGAATCCCATTTTTGTTGAGTTTGTGTACGGATAGCCTTCATGTGGTTTAATCCGATGTTCCCAACTTGTCCTGAATTTAATAAATGTGACATAATTGTTTAATTTTTATTTTACTTTTTATTTTACTTTTTATTATTATTTTTTATCTACTCTTCTCATCAAGTCCATGATTCTAGATGTTTCTTTATCAACGTAAACAGTGCTTTCGCTTAACTGCTTTGATACGCCAGAAGAAACTTCTTTATCAATTTTATTATTTATTGATTCGTTCATTGGCTTTCTAGCCCCTAATTCACTTGCAAGAGTTTTATATAGCTTTTTCGATTCTTTAAGTGTTGAAACTTCATTATCAAATCTTTTAAAGATTGCTTCTTTTTCAGACTTAGTTGTCGAATGCTCCATAAATAACTTAGTTACATAAGTTAAGTTTGAGTTAAAAACTACAGTTTCTGCTAACATTGTTCTAAATTGTTTAAGAGCTTGTTTGTATTCACCATTCTTACCCTTTAATTCTTTAGCTTCAGTTAACAAAGCATTATATTTTTTAATTGTTGTTGATTCGTTTTGCCTTGGCCTTGGTTGTCCAATATTAGCTTTCTGACCTTCAGTTCTTTTTTCTTGCGCACCCCCTACTGGGATTTGCTCTTCTAAATTGTCTTCTTCACCTTCTTCACAAGCTTCCTCTTCAAGTTTTTCACCTTCTTCACAGTTAGCTTCTTCTTCCATTGGTTCTTTACCTTCTTCACAGTTAGGTCCCTCTTCCATTGGTTCTTTACCTTCTTCATAAGTATCTTCTTCCATTGGTTCTTCTTCTAAAGAGATTTCATAAACAACTTCATCTTCTTCATCTTCACCACCAGCTTCTTCACCACCAGCTTCTTCACCAGGACCTTCAACTTCTTTATCTAGAGCATCACCCACTGGGTCAATTTCTAAATCTTCAACTTCCGCACCTGCTTCAATACCACCATCGATATCACTCATGTCAATTTCTGAACTACCACCCATGTCGTCTAAATCAACATCACTACCTTCAACATCGTCCATCTTTATGACAAACTCTCCAGGTTCATTTACTGTTAATTTAACTTCACCAGCTTCATCATCAACTACAACTTCGATTTCATCATCACCAGTTAACTTTTTGTATACTGCGATAACATCATCGTCTGACGCTGTCGTCATATCCATCTCTACCTCATTATCTGATGCTACTGCATCCATTCCAGTTTCGTAATCACCTTCAAGGTCATCACCTACATCTGAGCCATCGATTTCAATATCCGCGATGTCATCTTCTTTTTCCGCACCTGCTTCAGCACCTGCTTCATTTTCATTGTCATCTTCTTCAACATCTTCTTCCAAATAACCTTCTTCCAAAGATTCTTTCACTAAACTTTCAATTTCTTCTTTCGCTACCGAACGAAGTATTTCTTTTGTGTTGGCATTTAGAGCTTCTTGAATCCTCTTAGCATCCAAGATAGCTTCTTCTAAAATTGATTTCTTTTTATCAGCCATTTTTTTATTAATTTTTTAATTTTATTAATATTATTGTAGGTACTTATACCCACTTGTTTATAAATATGTCTTTTTTCATTAAAAAGACAACTTTATTAAAAATAAATTCTATTAAAATTATTTTAATAGAAATTTATTTATCTTATCTACTAGTATATTTTTTTTATTTTCTTTAGATTCTTTAAACGGTTTAGCTTGGTCAGAATTTTTAAACATCCATGAACCAGGGGTGCTAGGTGAGGTTACAACATCCCAACATATTAACTCAAAGTCATCTTGAACTATGTTTTGACCAGCTATTTCCTTAAGAGAACCAACACCTCTTGAAGACACACCAATCATAATATTATTTCTAACTAAGTTGGCAACTTCATCACCCTTAGTGGAAACTATACCATAATTAACATACCCTGGAGACATAAGAATTTCCATCTTACCCATAAGTGTTTTACCTTCCCACCAAGTTTCTGTAATATTATGTGATATTCTATCACCAGCAATTATTGATGATTCTGGATGGTCTAATTCACCAATAGCTCTTCTTTCTTTTATTAACTGTTGGTAATTATCATTTTCCCTTTCAAGTATTTCCTTTGGGTATATTCTGCCGTTTCTATTTTTAACGCCCCATTTTTGCAATACCACGTATAATATTAATGGAGAAGCTATGATAGGGTTTCCAGCATCTAATTTTTTTATTTCATTTACGAATGGTTTATTCCTAGAGTCTCCTGGATTAATAAAGCCAGCATCTTGCTCTATTAAGACACCTAAACCTTGTTGTCCAGGTTTTAATATTTTTAACTCTTCTGACATGTCTCTTTTATTATAAATATGTCAGATAAACAAAAAAACCCAGAAGATTAATTCTGGGTTTATTAAATATTATTTAAAACGTGTCTATTTTTTAGTTTTAGTAAATTTAAAATACTTTGTACTTTCAAATATATCTGTGGTTATTATTTGGGATATGTTATTTAATTCGTTTTGTATTTTCTTTTCTTGCAATTTAAACAAGTTTTTTTGGTAAAGAGTTATCTCACAATTCATATAACTTTTTTTACCGTACACGATACCAGATTCTCGCATATCAAAGTCTATAATACATCTGTCACTATAAAATAAATTTTTGTTTAAATTATTAGTTAATGTCTTTTTAATTTCTTTGGTAATTGACCTAATTACAGTACCGTAATTTACATCTCTCTTTACAAGCGTCTCTCCCCAAGCTGATATTGTTAAGTATAAAGCTTTTGGGTTTTTATTGTCTACAGTTCCAGACATTACCCTGTAATTATTATAATTCTTTGTTGATAATTGCTTTCCATTTTTTGTGATAATCATAATCCATATATTTTGCTAAATATAGACAATATCTACAAAAAAGTCAAATAGTGTCACCCCTTGAACAAGGCTATAAATACACCGAAAGCTATTTGAACAACAGCCCATACTGTAACCGCTATTGTTTTAAATGTATTTAATGAAGCAACATCTGATTTCATCTCTTTAAGCGTGTTAGGGCTAGCCACATCATCCATATAACGTTTCCATTTGATAACTCCTTCAACTTCTCTTTCTATAGCATCAACCCTACCTAGTTTCAGGTTAATCTCATTAAGAATGTCTTGAATTTTTTCATCATTCTCATTAAGTCTTTCTAATTCATTTAAAACTAATTTAGAATACTCATTCCATCCGTTTTGTGGTATATTTTTTTGACTCTTATCCATTTTATAAATCTGTAATATCTATATGCGTACCAACCATTCTAATTGGCTTGTTATTCTCATCCCACTCTATAACACTTCCTCTACATAAGATAGTTATTTCATGACCATCTTTGTGTGTATACCTACCTATAGACCTGTAGGGTAAAACTCCTTTACTATCAGCGTGTTTTTTAAACTTAGCTAATGCTGATTTTAAATCTTCAGGGTGTATTAACGACATCCAAGACTCAGGTTTATTTTCCATTTCATCAACTTCATAACCTAATTGTTTCTTAAACGCTGGACTAAGATACTGAGTATTATTAACTACATCCCAATCCCAATATCCATCAGTAGTAAGCTCAAGAGTAAGTTCAAGAATTTCCCTCATCTTAAAAACCTCTGCGTCACGAATTGGTAGCTCACTAACTAAATTACGTAATTTTTGTATGTTTTTTGATTGTCTAAACATAAATTACTCCCCAATTAAATCTTGTTTTAATTCTAAAACTTTAAGTATATCAACCTCAAAACTTTCTTTTTTATATTTCCTACCTAATAAACTTTCTTTTAAATTTAAAAGACTTTCGTATAAATCTTGATTACCTCTAACTTCATCACCAGTTAGTTTATTATTAACCAAATCAAGACATTCCTTAATTGAAGTAGAATATAACTTCTCTACGTCTTCATCTGATGACTCTAAAATAGTTTTAAAGATTACCTTTTCAGATTCACTAAGGTCAACATACCTTTCATTAAATTTACCAACCATTAGGTTACCTAGTTCTTTAGTTGAGATTACAACATCTTCTAGACCCTCAACAACTGGTTCTTGTTTTTTATTATTTACGATATAGTCAGCAACCTTATGTGTTGATTCAATTATACTATCAACAGTCTTACCATTCTTTTCAGTATTGATTAAGAAAGAAATGTTTTCGTGTAATTCCTTTAATTCTTCATTAGAATAATCATACCCCAACCCATTATTTTCTATGATAGATTTAACAAGTCTTGGATACGAGTTAGTTATTTCTTTCTTTGAAAACTTATCCATTAAGGAAATGTTCTCTTTAACAAATTCAATAGCCTTATCCTTATCACTCTCTATTTTATTTTCAATGTTATTGAAAATATAGAACTGAGTCTTAAGTGATTCATTTTCCTTAAGAGCCTTTATATAGTCTTTAAAAATACCTTTTCTTTTTTTATCACCAGTAGAAATTGATTCAGCTAAAACCCCATTATATAGTGTTTTCAGCTGACCAAAATTCTTATATGCTTTTTGCTTATCTGCCATAATCTCTAGTTTATATTAAATAAATATTGTAATTATCGATAAAAACAATTATTCATTAATCATTTTATCGATATCGTCAATCATATTTCCGATATTTTCATTAATCTTAACGTTTTTATCAGTCACTTTAACTCTTTCATTTAAGACAACGTCATCATCTTTTTTAACGGAATTAAGCAACTTCTCAAAGAAAACATTTTTATACTTATTAACTTTCTTATTATAAGCCTTTTTATTTTCAGTAAGTATATTTTTAACTTTCTTATCAACACTTTCACCGAAACCTTCAGTGTCACCACCAGCATCACCTCCACCAGCATCATCACCTCCACCAGCATCACCACCAGCGTCATCACCACCAGCATCATCACCACCAGCATCACCTTCTTCTCCGAAATCAATATCGTCGCCACCTTCAAAGCCACCGCCTCCACCGAAGCCACCGCCTCCACCGAAGCCACCTCCAGCATCATCACCACCAGCATCATCACCACCAGCATCACCACCACCATTTCTAGCAATATTTATATCACCATATAGTCTATCAACTTCATCAAAAGTACCAGTATGTTTAATAACTTTACTAGTGTTCTCCATTTCAGCTGCCGCTGCCTTCTCAAGTCTCTGCTCAAGAAAATCTTGTTTAATCTCATCATCAGACCATTCCAGAATATCCCTCTTACCTTTCGTCATAGACATAACCGCAAAACCACCACCAGCGTCAACCGTAGCATCCTTATACAGGGTAACTTTAGATTGCATCTGTTCAATCTTCATCATTTGAGCCTGAGTAGATGGATTATTAAGTGTGAGTGTAAAGTTATCCAACTCATCTTCTAACCCCAGTAAGAATAAATGTAAGATAGCAATCTTATTTAACTCCATAATCATAGACTGCTGAATTCTATTAATGGTTCTAGTAAACCTAACATCTTGCAACGCCAAGTTTTTACCATCACCCTGAGCTTCCTCATAACCTAAGAAAGACTTAGGTACCCTCAATGCTGTAAATAACTTTTTTTGTAGATATTCAATATCTGCAATTTGGTCTAAATTACTAGCTCCTGGAAGTGTATCAATAGGGTTTGGCGCATCTTCACTCCTAACTGGAATAAAGAAATCTTGGTCATTAGCCATTTGATTATACTGAAGGTCAACTTGTCCAGTTTGAGGGTCAGTAATTGGGGTTCTTTTAAACCTATTAGCAATTTCATCTACATAAGATGGTACATCTTCATCATCTATGTTTCCAACATATATTTTATAAACCCTTCTTTCAGGTGCTCTAGTCACCCTATATATAAGCATAGCATCCTCTGAAAGGATTAATTGCTTCCATATTCTTCTAGCTTTTTCTAATACTGAAGTTCCATAAGGTAACCTTCTATCATCACCTAATAATCTAAAATGAGCCACCTGCCAAGAGTTAAAAACAATATCTTTACCTCTCCAAACAAATTTAACCTTAGGGTCATCCTCACTTTTATCATCACTATTATTCATAATCCTACCAAACACATCACCTTCTCTTCTTTCTATCTCAAAGTTAGGTAATTGTCTAACCCCAATTATACCAGCCTTGTCATCAACATTAAGAAAAACAAAGTTATCACCATATTTACATGTGTTTCTAACCCACATAGGTAGTGTTGTATGCGCATCAAGCCTATTAAAAAATAAATCTTCTAAAATTGTCTTAACCCTCTTAGAGTTTGAGTATATATTTAAAACCCTACCCTTATCATTTACAGTTGTAGACTCTTCCATCATTATATCAAGTGTTGCTGATATTTCTGGATAAAACTCCATACTTTCAAAGTCAGAGTAAGAACCTATACGAGTTGTTTCATAATGAATTGTTTTTTGAAACATCTCATTATCAACTTTTCTCCACATACCACCAATATACTTGTTCTGTTGAGCCTGTAATTTAGCGGTTTCAAATTCACTCTTATCTGTAGTCTTTAATATCGCATCATTACCAATAGAATACCTATTAGTTTGAGTAATTGGCGACTGAACACCAGTTGGCCCAAATACGTTGCTTAATTTTTGAAATACTGTTAATTTTCTTTTAGCCATTTCTTTTTAATATTTTTTTTAATATAGTTAATTTTTAATAAAATTAAATACTTACTTAACGTAATCACATTGAAAATAAGCACTTCTTGTTAACTCACTACCCACTAATACTATTATATAAGAATATGTATAAATAAAATCGTTACCTTGAGAACCTAAAGGTGTTGAACAAAAATAATTAGGGGCAGAACTGCTCCTTGTCTTTCTTTTCTCAGATTCATCTGGAGACCACTTATACAAGCCCGTACCATTAGCACCACTTTTTCTTACAAACACTTTTTTATCTAATTCCATATTTATTTTTTTTTACTATCTTAAACCGCTAAACAACCATGCGTTTGCGCCAGTGGGGTCTTGCATATTCTTGCTAATATTTTTATCAAACTTAGGTCCTGGAAGCGCCTTTTTATTTCTTAGGTTTTTAGGTACAAACCCACCAGATTCATCAGGTGTAGAGCTACCCCCAACTTTCCAACTAGACAATATAGCTTTAGTTTGACTTTTAACCTTTTCTAATTTCTTAAAAGAATACTCTAGAACCCATAATGGCATACCAAACGCCATAAGAAGGTCATCATGATACCCTTCCATATGGTCAGGCCTACCATTTTTATATATAAATGTTTTCATCTCAGACGTAGTTCTTCTAGATTTAATTTTAACCCCGTTACTTCTAATCATATACTCCAAGTGTGTAATCATTGAAGTCCTAACACCATTAGCGTTAAATCCAGGCATTTTTTCATCCTTACTGTAAGTTGTTAGTTGATTTTTTTTACTATTAAGTATTTTACCCTTTGGCTCTTCATAATGCAAATACTTATAATCTAATTCTATTAATTTAAGAACCGTAGATACTCCCATACCACCAGCAATATCTACGACAGTATAAGCCTTATATAAATTTCCGTACTCATAAACGTATTCTGCAAGTATATCTGGCTGAACCTTTCCTTGATACTCCATAACTTGCTCCATAGTAGTTGTGTTAATGATAACCATTGTAGACGCATCTTTCCCGTCACCCCTAGCAACATCAACACCCATAATATATCTATGACCATCAACTGGCTTTTCCCACATCCAAAATTCCGACTCAACACCATCTGTCCATTCAGGTTCACAAACATTATTTTCTTCATGAAAAGCAATATCAACATCTTTTATGACATTACCACCAGAACCAAGAAAAGAAACATCAAGCTCTTGAGCAATTTTTCTTGAGTTATGATTAAGCGTACCACACATACCCTCATACCAATCAGAGGTTGGCTTATAACCTTCTTTAAGTTTTTTACTGTATCCACTATCGAGATATTCAACCTCTCTAATTCTTTCAACCTCTTCACCAGATTCATCTTTCTTAATCCAGAACAAACCTGTACCGTCATTTTTACCATTATAACGTGGGTCTTCAAACCAACGCATCTCAATTATATTATATTCGTTACCCTTACCTTTTATTTTAATTTTAGACTGTTCATAGGTCTTATAATATAATGGGTCCATACCGTTTGGTGTTGAAATAAGCATAACCCTACCACCAGTAGCACATGACGACATTGCTGCAGCATATACAGCATCACCGTTATCAATAAAAGCAGCTTCATCAAATACCAAATACGTTGGTGTATAACCCCTAAGAGCGTCTTCAGATGTTGCAACCGCAATAATCTGGGTACCATTAGGTAGTTCAATTTCAATCTTAGAGTCAACAACAAATATAGACTTTTTTTCATTTTCTACAGAACCATAGTAATCTTCACCCCAAACCCATCTAGGTAATTGATTTAAATAATCTTTAATTCCCTTTACAAATTTTTGTGCTAATTTTAACTTATTGGCAATAACCAATATAGTCTCTGGACTACCTTCATCGGCAAAAGCTCCTTTAATAGCCATATAAGCTTGTGTTGTTGTAGATATACCTGCCTGCCTAGGTTTGGTTACTAAATTAAACCTATGCTTCTCATAGGCTCTAATAATCTCTTTCTGTCTAGGAAATAAAAGAAACGGGACAAAACCACCTTGAGTTAAATCCTTAGTCTCCAAATACGTAGTAATTGCGTAGATTGGATTATCTGCACATTTAAAATATTCAGTTAATATTTCAGTATTCGTTAACATTTTCTTTATATATAAATATGAAGAAACTATTAAAAAATGAAAAAGCCCCAAATTGGGGCTTTTAATAATTTAAGTATGTGTTATTTAATATAATTCATCTAATGTGAAATGGTCTGGACCCATTTTTTCATTAAAGTCGTCATCAGCTAACTGTTTTTTAATATTATTAACCATCTCAGAAACCTTATGCTTACCTTTCTTAGTTCCAGCAATTATTTCTTTCATTAGACTTGAGAATTCACCTGCATCCATTGATGCTAAATCAGTATAAACATAGTGTTTTAATTTAAAATCATCTGCTGGTATAGCATCACAAAAACATCTCCATAAACCAGGACCAAACCTCATGTCCCATGGTTCAGCCTGAATAAAATCAGCCTTATCTACCACATATTGAGCGATATTATCTTGTTTAGGTAACCCATTTAAAGATAACACCTCCATAACACCCTTACACAATTCATGCAAAAGTACTGGAAAAACCATACCTCTAGCTTTAATAACCGCTTTAATACCATCTTCAGTTTCATTATAATCTACCCCACAAGAACCAGCATCTACAGCATTACCTAAGTCAGGAACTATAAAATACATATAATCTGCAGCTGACATCATTTTTTTATATGTGCCAGGTAGTCTACTATTAATATCGCTTAATTCATTATGAACCATATGAAACATATGATTAACACTCTTTGAAGCTCCTTGTATCAAAGCGTTTATAGCTCTTCTCTTTTTTACTTCAGCATTAGCCATAACAATTTCATCATGGTCATTAAACTCATTAATTTCACCCTCTATTGGTTTATCATTTGAGCCAGAACGACTAATATTATTAGTTAAGGCAACATCAAACTCTACAGAACCTTCTGGAATATCAAACTCCTCCATAATCATACTTACAGCTAACTCTTCTAGAGTATGTTTATGCGACTCTTCAAGTGAAATAGCATCACGAACTAAACCCATTTGTTCTTTCATGATTACGTCGTTATCAATAGTATCCATATCAAAAGCTTCACGACACCTATTTACAACCTCTTTAAACCTCTTACGAATAATTTTCATTTCACTTGAAATAATATCTCCTTCTGGAAATATACCACACTCAGCTAATGAGTGAGAGTTCTGTCTCAAGTCTTCTTCTAACTTTGAATGTATTCTTTCAGTAATGCCTTCAGAATAAAGCATATTCTCATTTAACGGTTTCTTTTTGTTTTCTAAAGCCTTTTTAGCTAAATCTCTATATTTACTCATTTCTTAAATCTTTTACTTTTAACGTTTTAATTACCTTTCTAGATGATTTAATAATTTCTTTGTTAATATCATTAACTGATTCAATTAATTCACTCTTAGTCATACTTGGTCTAACCACCTCAGTAATATCATTTAACTTACTAGATACTAATTTTGTAGCGACATTACCTGGGTTTTCAATTCCTAAGGTTTTGAGGTCACTAGTGGTATCTTTTATAGCAGTCTCAACTCCACCAATAACCCCTTCATCATTAACCTCTTCATCATCAGCTTTATCAACCTTTTCTTTCAATGCTTTAGCTGAGTCTATAATCTCGCCAGAAAGTTTTTCATCATCCTCTTCTGTGTGTAAACCTTCTATAATGTATTTTTTTTTAATTCTCATCTTCATTAATTTTTTTAACATTATTATAATTATAATCTAAAACTAAATCTTTTTCATATAACCTATCTTCAATGTTATTAACACCTTCACCAAACTTAAAATAAAGCCTAACCTCAGGGTATTCATCATAATCTAATAGATTCTCCCACCCAAGAGCTATAACTCCGTCTACAGCGTCAAAAACGGCGAAAGTGTCACTATTTTGTATTAAGTCAAATTTTAAGTCTGTAACTAACCGACCAACTTTCTTAACAAATTCTGGCTCTGGTGGACCTGGATTTCCAGAAGCTGGATACGAATCCCAATCATCACCATGGATATCTTCAAGAGTATCTGAGAATAAAAATTCATAAATGTTATTACCAGTCCAATCAGAACCTATTTCATTTATATAAATTAAATTCATCTTTCTACTAATTTCATTTTTATATTATCTAGGTTATCAACATCCTTACCCATTTCCTCAAATTTAACCATAAAATCCTTTCCATCTGAAGATTTAATTTTATATTCTTCACCAATTTCAAAGTCTATACCTTTATAACTCTGGAAAAATGGTTCCAAACCTTCTTCAAAAGATATTCCTAAATTTTCTGGTAGTGTAATAACTTGTATTTTATTATCCCCATAATGATAATGAGAACCTTCACCAGCTTTAATTCTTTCATTTAGGTTATCTTCCATCTTAGGTTTTGGTTTTACACTTCGTTTAGGTTTCCATATATCTTTTCTCTTTGGTAATTTTTCACCAGGCTTAACTACAGGCACCTTTACTGGAGCTGGTTCAGTAGATTCTCTTAGTATGTTAATTATATTCTCCTTCATAGACTTGCTTTCTTCAAATATAGTATTTTTTTTCGAATAAACCAAATTTTCATTCTTTTTTGATTTTTTACCCCACTTTTTTCCTTTACCTTTAGACTTACAAGCTGCCTTAGTAGGTCTACAAGCTGGATACTTAGCTCTTTTTTCACCTTTCTTTCTACCACAAGACTTATAACCACCATCTCCATCAGGAGCGTTGCAGTCTACCCAACCACCTGTTTTACCTTTAGCTCCTTTTCTCTTAAACCAATCACCTAAGTTGGTTTCTGAACTTGGTTTAGATGTTAATTTTCTTTTTTTTCTTTTCTTTTTTTTAGCTTCATCCAATTGAGACTCATCAGTCTTGTTACCCCAGTTAGCAGCACCAACCTTTCTACACTTAGTCAAAGCACCACTAGCATAAGCTGAAGGCCAAACATCATACCTACCCTTTACCTTATAATAACAAGCATCTTTCTTTTTCTTCTTCTTTTTTTTCTTTTTCTTTTTTTTCTTCTTCTTTTTACCCTCTTCTATAATATCATAAGTTTCATACACTTCAAATATTTCGTACTCATCTTCTTCAAAGGTAGTTTTAATAACCTCAACAACTAAATCTGTTGAACCCTTAATAACTCTATGAAATGAATTTTTAGGTACAAAAAACTCTTCATTTATATTTAATTTAAGAGGTAATTCATTATCATACTGAATAACCCAATCATTTTCATTAATTGGTATAATTATCCTGTCTTCTTTATCTCTATGCCATTCTAACTCATTCGAATCAACATCTTTTGAAAATGTTCTTACAAGACTATTTTCATCACCATCTTCATCATATGGTTTTAAATCAACATTACTTAATAAAAAGTTAGTAACCTCTTCAATATCGTCCTTAGCTGTCGTTATATGTTCTCCAGCCCAATCGTGACCACTACATAATAACTCATCTATAACAACCTTATCTAATGACATTAATTTAGGTATGTCCCTACATATTTGTTCTAAGTTTTCAAAAAACATATAGTTTTTAAGTCTTTCATTACCTACATTTTCATAAATGTTACCAACATTAGGTGCCGAGTCAGCATTACTTAATAAAAAGTTAGTAACCTCCTCAATATCATCTTTAGCTGTTGTCATATGTTCTGCAGCCCAATCATGACCATTACATATTAGCTTATCTATAACACCTCTATCTAAAGATATTAATTTATTTATATCTCTAGATATTTGTTCTAAGTTCTCGAAAAACATATAATTTCTAAATTCTTTCATAATTATTTTTTAATTTTACCACCAAGTACCGCCACCAGATAAACCTAAACTCTTAGCGTATCTAGGCAATCTACACGACCAATAACCAGCCTTACATTTATCATTGTGTTTACCCTTAGAGCAACCATGTCTAGCATTATAAGACTTCTTAGCTTCTTTATTACTCAATTTGGCTTTTAGTCCACCAGACCCAAATGTAACCTTTTTAATACCTCTAGGGTTTGATTTAGTTTTAGCGTTACATCCAGGGACAAACACTTTGTAAGCTTTTCCACCACCAGCACCCCTGGTTGGTGAATTAGATTTCTTACCCTTATATCTATCCTTACTTTTTTTCTTACCTTCTTCTATGATATAACTTCCATTATCCTCTACAATTAGGTTTAAAAGAACCCTCTCACCCTCAATCACAATTGATTGACTTGTAAAGTCTTTAATTAATTCCTCATCATTTTCATTTAGTGTAATAACATTTAAATCATTAAGTTTTTTAACTTCAGTATATAATTTAACATACGAATCAGAACCATACCTAAATAAACTTTCACCTAAAGCAATTTTATTGTCTAAATGATATTTTAAATCTTCACTAACCTCTACACCTTCAGAAACCGTCATTGGGTCAGACCATGATTCTTCATATAATTTATCATTGTATTCTTCATTTAAACCAAGGTTAAAACCCCTATTAGAGTTATCAAATGGTGTTTTATTAATAGGTTTTACTTCACCAGTTACTGGGTTATGATATACACGTTGACCGTCAACGGTATCAGTAGCCATATACTTACCATCTAACCAGGCTTTGAAACCTTTATTATCCATAATATCACAACTATCACAATATATACTTGCCCACAATTTTGGGTTTGTGTCACGTAGTTTATACATCTCTTCAGTAGAATTATAACTACCTTTAAGTTCACCTGTGTGTAAATTCACAACAAAATGCTTATACCCGCTTTCTATTTGACTCATATAAGCTTTATAAGTGCCCCAGTCAATATCACCCTCACCATCACCAATATTATCCTTATCGAAATCATTTATCTCACCAGCACTATCGATACTAGCCTCATCAAGACCTTCTTCACTCGACTCTTCCCCAAAACCAGACTCTTCTTCTGAACCACCATCAAGTTTATCTTCTTCTTTATCTATCTCAGCATCAACATCCTTCTCTAAGCTATCATCATCTTTTTCAGCACCAGAAGTCTTAACCTTTCTAATTATATCCTTTTGGTCTTCTTCATCCATCTCAGAAGTATGTGAAGCAGAAATTAAAGAATTAATAGCATATTTTTCTAAGTCAAAATCAGGCTCACCTCTTTCATCATTATATTTTCTAAGTGATGTACCTATCTTTCCAGCAAGTTGTTGTATATATTTTTCTGGGTCCTCATCTTCATCAGCCTCAACTCCAGCATCAAATGGGGTATCATCAAATGGCTTTTTATCATCACCTCCAGCATCACCGAATGACGAATCATCACCTTCAGCATCACCGAATGCATCAAGTGATTCCTCTTCACCACCAGAAGCACCAAAAGCTGGTTCACTCTGTGGAGCGTCCAGCTTTAGCTTGTACTTTGTTTCTTCTTCTAGATTTTCGGAATTATCTTCCTTAATGTTGTAACCACCATTTTCAGGTTGTTCGTCCTCACCTATACCACAAGACTTAGGTGGTGTATAAGTTGGTAACTTATCTTCAGCTAGTCTTTTTTTTTTACTTCAGATTCTTCGTAAACCTCATACCCCTGTTCAGCTGGGTCATTCATTGGTTCAGCATTATCCGAACTACCAGCGATATCAGAACGAATATCCTCTAAATCTTCTTCAGTTTTTACAGAATGAATAGTATATGATTTTAATTCTTTTATTGAAAGACCTAAATCAACAACCTTACTTAACGCTTCATCTTTATTGTCAGCTATCACAAATACGTAATCGCTAGAACCGACATCATTTTTAAGTCTAAACCTAAACACCGTGTCACCAATATTAATATCTTCACTTGACCTACTTTCACCTTCGTAAATTTCATTTACATTAGATGCTTGCCATAAATCATCATATAATAATTCACTAACCTTAATTAATGCTTGGTCAAAACTAACATTATTAGCAACGGTATCCATATCCATTCTTTCTGGTGAATGGTATGAAGCTTCTGGTTCTCCATATATATTATCAAAATCTTGACTATCAACTGATTGAGTATAATATACATCAAACCCAAACTCACCGTTAATTGCAACATCAATTAATAATTCTGGTGATGAAAATAAAGTTATATCACCTTTAAGTGGATTGTTTGGTACAAACCCTAATTCACCTGGTATACCTTTTTTTCTAACATGTTTATTAAGTAATGAATTGATTGTGCTGATATACTTTTTTGGGTTTTCTTGGTATTCACGAGCCATTGATTCTCTCTCAGAGTAATCGTCAGCTATTTCCATCTCATTTACATTTTTTTTTACTTCAGACTTTTCAGATTCTACTTCGTCGGTATCTATTTGCCCTACAACAGATTTAATTTTTTTTAGTTCATCACCTGTGAATGCAGGTTTCTTATCTTTGTGAATTTTTTTCTCAATTTCATTTACATTTTTATTTAAAGCTTCCATCATGATAGCTTTTTCAGTATCACCAAGAGATTCAAGAATATCATTAACTTTGTCATCTTCAGTAGCTATGGAATCGATAACTTCATCCATTTCTTTAATTGCTCTAGCTATTGAAAATCCTTTTTTAATAGATTCTCTTACTGGTGATGCATCTCTTATTATCCTAGTACCATTTGGTATTGATTCTGGGTCATCACTATAACCTAATTCTTTTCCTTTAGGTGCGCACTTGAACCCCTTACCGTATTGATGGTACCCAACAATTTTTTTAGTTTTAATATCCTCCACATTATAAACAGGAGCATTTTCTTCGATTACTTCTTCACCAGTAATCATTGAATCGATAACCTTTTCGTTTTCACTTAACTTAACCTTTTCTATATCTTTTTCACATGTAGAATCGGCAACATTATCACCAAAACCATCAGCTTCAGAACCCTCTTTATTATCATACTTTAAGTCATCTCCTTTTTTGTCAATAACATACTCATCATTGTCACCAATTGCCTTACTAGCACTTAATGTAGCGTTTGGGTTCATACCATGATGCTCATTAATTATGACATCACTTTTAAATGTATTAAAACTTCCAGACTTACCTGCAGCTTCATTAAGACTCATAAACTTTAAGTTTAATTGCTTAATTGCCTTAGCATAAGAACTATATACTTTATCTTTTTTATTTTTTAAACCACCCATATATTGGAAGTCTTCTGTTACTAAGTTACTCTTAGCCTCAGAAATCTTTATATAGTATTCTTGATTCTCTCTAACAATAGCGTAAACATTTCCATCAGGACCTTGCTTAGTTAATTCTACTACAGAACGTGTAATCCCTTCATTAATAGGCTTATTACCCATTAACTCTCTCATTCTATTAAGCTTGTCGTTACCTTTTAACCCTGTTGGTTTTACTATATTTGAATTTTTCATATTATGATTACTTTATTTATAAATATTATGATATTAAGTAAAAGTTATGTTGGCTCAGGATATCTACTTAACGTAATTGGTCCGTCAGCAACATTTTTAGGTTCACCGATAAGATAAACATTTGTTAATGTACCACTAATACTAATTACGTAAACATCAAGAGTGGAACTTGCTGCCATAGTCACTGATGTACCATTAATAACTGGTGCGGCGTTAGCCCCAGCATATATTCTGAAATATACGAAGTTGTTAAAGTCAGCACTACCTGCTTCGTGAATAACACCATATCCATTGTCTGTTCCTTTTACTGCCATCTTTAATTTATTTAAATATGTTATTTAATTATAAATATATAGATAAATAAAAAAAACCCTCAAAGGAGGGTTTAATTTAATAATTTTTATACTGCAATGGGTACTCCACGCCAATTAGGGTATGATTCATAATTAAGTATCTTAAAGTCATCAAATTTATAACTAAACATATCCTTACTTTTATTTAGTGACAACTCAGGTTGTTTATACTTATACACATCCCTACCCAATTGCTCCTCTACATAAGTAATATGGTTATTATATATATGAACATCACCTAAATTACCAATCAATTCTCCTGGTACCATATTAACTTGTTGTGCAAACATATGAAGTAGCATTGCATAACTAGCAATATTAAAAGGTAGCCCTAAGAAAGTATCTACACTTCTTTGATTCCACATTAAACTGATTTCTCTTTTAGGAATATTATACTTTTCAAATTCTTCATTTAAAGTATCCTCACCTGAAACCTCAATAGTCGCTTCAACCCTTTCTTTCCAATCTTTTTGTCCTGTTTTAGTGCAAAATAATGTAGTTCTTTCAAACAAACTCAATTCTCTAGTATAAACTTGAAAGAAGTTATGACAAGGAACTAACTTCATTTGTTCTAGCTCTCCAACATTCCAAGCACTTACAACCATTCTACGAGAATCTGGGTCATTTTTTAATAACTCGATTACATTATTAATTTGATTAATCCCTGGGTTGTGTTTTTTTACAAATGGGAAATGACCAGACTCATCTCTTTCTCTTCTAATTAAGGTTTCATGC